GGTCGTACTGGAGCGCGTGAGGCTCGTCAGCGTGACGGTGTATTTCCCCGGATAGTCCACGTCCGTGATCTGCGTCACCGCGTCTGAAGTGTCGACCACCCAAGCCTGCGTAGAGTTCTTGACCATCAGCAGCGACTCGGGAGAGTTGGCGCCATTGTCCTGCGCGCTGAACTGCTCGCCGGCCGAGGTAGGGGAGAGCGACGCCCCGGAGGCGGCAACGCCAAAGTTCGTCGTGTGCACCACCGCGCCGGCAGAGTTCGCGCCAGCGGCCGCGTAGAGCGGGCCGGTCGGGACATTAGATCCGGTAGCGGTGTAGACGAGCGTGCCGTTCTTGTAGAACTTGATTGAGGGCGTGTCGGCGTCGTAAATCACCTTGATCACGTCGCCGGCGGTGTAGGTCGCAACGGTCGACAGAACAGACGAGTTCTTTGTGATCTGGCCGCTATTGCTGTTGTACGCGATAGAGTCGTGGCTCGCGCCGAGTTGCACGAACGAGGCCGACGCATTGGCCATGCCGACGCACACGGTCCCCGTGGCCGTCGCTACCGTCGTCTGGAATGCCCACTCGCCAGACGATAGCGAGTCGACGCTTCGCGCAAACCCACCAGAGGACACCGTGATCGTGAGGTCGCCATTTGAAAGCGCCACGTCGGCGTCCTTATCAGCCGAGTTCCACGTCGTCACCACGAGCTGGCCGATGCCGGTCGCGCCGTCGAGGTAATCTCCTATCACGGTTCGGACCTTGCCGAACCAGTAATAGAGCATCTGAGCGGCGCCTGCTCTGACCAGTCCAAGGTCAGTAAGCCCGGGGCGCCGCCTAACAGTAGGCGCGGCATCTCCATCAGGCTCAACGATTCCATTAACTACCTTCGCGTCCTGATCGAGCGTCCCGTCGCGGGACTTCAAGGACGAAGCAAACGGAATCCTCACGAATCACTCTCGATGTTGTGAGCGTATGGAGAGAACACCGCACCCAACCCCGTATAAGCGACTTTCTGGCGAGTCAGGAGATTGGCCTTCTTGATGCCAGCCAAAGCTTCTGAGGCCGCCTTGAGAACCGATGGGGAAGGAGTCGTCTCGTATTCTGGCGCGATCTCAATCGCAAGCTGGTTAGTCAGATACCGATTCCAGCCCGGAGGAAGCGTTACGGTCGTCGCCGTGGTAGCAACGGAGGATAGGACAACGCGAGTAACAAGCTTGAGGGTTGCGGTCCCGTTAGGCGTCGGATACACCACGACATTGCCGAGACTTGACGCGATGGTGGGCCGATAAACCATGTGCGTCGGCCAATCAGCCGTAGTTGTCTTGTCGGGGATCTCGGCGTATTCCTCCTCCGAAATAATCTCCACCGGATAGGAAATGTCGCCAGAGACAACGTAAGCAGAGACTATTTCAACGGGGCGAGTGGTATTCAGGTCGCCAGAAGTCCCTACCGTGTAGGAGTTGTCCCCGTTCACAAGCGTCAGCGTTTCGGTCTGGAGCGCAAAGCAGACAAGCCGCTCATTATTCAACGAGTCGAGAATGTCATTCAGGGCTTCCAGTGCGTCCGCATACTCATCAGTAGTCGGAGTCTCCCCCGCCTCGATCTGCCCGAGCTTGCGCAGCGCCCCATCGATGATCGTGGCGCCCGTTGCCATTTAGAACCCCTGGCAGGGTTTGGCGTACACGGAACCACCCGAGGCAACCTGAATCGCGCTAACCGTCCAGGTGTTGACCCCCTTGGGCACCGTGATAATCACATGCACGTTAGCCGGTACATACAGATCGGCGGTCGTGGCGGTCACAGACTCCCCAACACGCACATACGCCGCAGTCGTGCAAACAACCGCTACATGCGTCGGGCCAGCCTTCCACCCGGTCAGGGTGCCAGCCGTTCCGGTATAGGTCGTGGTAGCGCCCGCGAACTGGGCATCGTTGCACGGCGTAATGACTTCAAACATCGCGCTTCTCCTTCCGCTTAGGGAGGGTGAGGGTTTTCTTCTCCTCCTCCGGTTTCTTCTCCACCCACCCATTGAGCTTGCAACGCTCAACCTCTTGCTGCGTGTAGGCAATGTGAATGCCGTGATCCTTGTGATAGAGGTAAATCACGCCGCTTCCTTAAGAATTAGCGCGGCCCTGCCAACAACCTCAAGCGTCCTGCCGCTAGCAGAACACCACTCCCTAACCTTCCCCGCAAAGTTGTTGTCGTTCTTGAAGTCGTCAACGATTATCGCCGTGCATTTCGGCGCAATCACATCAAAGAACCTCATGCGGGAACCCAACAGCCTGGGCGGGCCGTCGCACAGCCCGAGGGCAAACTTGTTAGGAAGGTCAAACTTGTCGTAGTCGTACCAAAAATCCTTGAGCGGGGCGTAGCACATCCCCAGGTTTGAAACTCCGGCTTCTTCAGCCATAGAAAGCGTCCGCGCCGCGTAGTGTTGAATGTGCTCTAGCGAGTAGACCTGGGAATCAGATACCGCCGCCATCAGTACCGACGACAAGCCAGAGCCCGTTTCGATAATCGGGCCGCGACACTTTCTTGCAACTCCAACGCACAGCGCCAGAACGTCAGGGCTCGCTGCGAAGTTGTTTTGTGCATACTGGAACGCCTCTCCGTAATCCCGCTCAGCCTCCTCGCCAGCCCTTAGGCGCGGCACGATGTACGAGAGAGTTTCCCCGCTAATTCGCCTCAAATAAGCCCCGAGGCTGTCCTTTACCGTAACCGTCCCGGTGTGCCCAAGGTGCAGCGTTACGTCCGCGAAGATGCGCCCGCCAGAAGCCCTAAAGCGGTTACAGAAGTCTATGTCCCCACCCCACCGCAACTTGTCGGGGCCGGGGGTTGGACGGTCAAACAACAGGGCCGTTTCATTCGCCTTGGTCACATACTTCGGGGCAACTGCGCTCATTTCCTCAAGCACCCGCCGCTTGATCTTCATAAACCCGGTAGGTAGCCCCTCTACCTCGATCAGCCCATTCTCTACACTCGCCCCGGACTTCATGCGGAATGGCATCGTGTCAGAGCCCTCCCGCCTGTACGGATACACCCCGCCAACAATGTCCAAATCGTGTTGGCAGAGCCTTACAATATCTTCCGGCTCCCAACTCACATCGGCGTCAAGAAACAGAAGCTCTGTGCAGTCCGTCAGGAGAAATTCCCTGACTACCGCATTTCTCGCATCGTCAACGTGGCAATTGCCCTGCAACAACAGGTAAGCACTCTGAATCCCGGCATCCGAGAGGGCTTGCCGAGTGCGGGACATTGCGAATGTGTAATCGGCGCTCGGGGTGTCATATGCGGTCGTTGCAAGCAAAACCTTTTTCCCCGTGGCGGGCTGTCCTTCGTCAATAAACAGGTTACTCACGAATCTCCCTTGAGTAGAGGCAGGGGAGTCCTAAGACCCCCCCGAGGCAAACAACTCAGGTCGTAGCGATCAGCCCGAGGTTAACGAGAGCGTTCTTGATGCGGGTCAGCTTCGTTTCGTTAAGAGTCGTGGTGGCCGTGGTCGTGTTGGGCCAAGTCACGCTCTGCCGGACAACCGGAGTGGCGCCGAAGAAACCAATCTTCTCCGTAGCCGAAGCGCCAACCTGCGCGCCCGCCGTCCCGTTATAAGTCACCTGCTCATAGTCTTGTGCGGCCATTTCGATTTCCTTTCAGGTAAGAGGTTGGGGCAGGGGGCCGAAGCCCCCTAGATCATCAGTTAGTTTGTAATTTGCACGCCCCATTCAGGACGGAGAACCTTGAACCCGTAGAGAATGTCCATACGAGTCAGAAGCTCGTCGTTCCGAATGTCGCTCGCCTGCCAGAGCCGCATGGACAGACCGTCCTTGGAGATGCGCGAGCACTTGTGCGCATCGTCCATCAGCGGAAGGTCGGCAGTAACGAACGTGGCGAAGTCCTTGCAGTAGGCGAGGTTGCGACGATAAGCCGTCGAAGCCGTGCCAACGAAGGTCGCGGTTTCCGAGTCGAAGTCAGCCGCAACGCACGCGACGCCAGAAGCCGCGCAGACGTTCTGTTTCGGGCCGCTCCAGTAGATACGGGGGTAAATCTCCGTAGTCGTACCGGTAGAAGCCGCGACAGCCACAAACTGCATGAGAACCTTGGTATTCGCCTTGGTCTCGGGGTGGACCGCATACACCTTCGGGAGAGTGAAAACGTCGCCCGCCGCGATGGTGTTGGACGCGCCCCAGGTAATCGTGCAGGTCGTGCCCGAGCCGCCGCCATCGGTGATCGTCGCGTCAGCAGCCGTCGAAGCCGTAACGTCAGCGCCAACGGTGTGCATGTAAGCACGCTCGTTTTCGTACCAGTCGAAGCCAGCGGCACGCCCGAAGTAACCCTCACGCCACGCCTTTGCGGCGTCCGTTTGCGGGTTAAACAGGGACTTGTTCCCGTTGACAATCGCGGCCATCGTCACCGAGTCAATCTGCAACGCACGGCCTTCCTTCGGCGCGAGGAACTGATTGAGCTTGGCGCGGGCATCGAAGATCGCGGAAACGTCACCGGACGAGGAGCCAACAACCGTACCGGCAGAGCCAACAAGGTGCTGCGCCCCCTTGGTCGCGGTCGCAAGGCAGTCGCCCTCGATACCGGACACCAGGACAGAAACGGCAGGCTCGATGTAACGCTTCGAGAAGTCGTCAAGGTCGAGGGCCAGTTCAGCCGAGTTGAAGCGCATATCAACGCCGTCTTGCGTGGCGACGGTCACATCCCCCTTCTCGCTCGTCACATCCTGAACGTCCATGAC